TATGAAGAGGGTAAACACCCTGTAAGATTATTAGATATTTTAAATGATGAGTATTCTGGTAAAACAGGAATAGAATTACTTAAAGAAATATTTACCCAAAGAGGATTTAAATTAGAAGAAATAAAGGTTAGAGATACAAAAAACCTAAAGGATTTTATTTCATTAGAAGGGGGTTATGGGAAGATAGTGAGGGAAATTAAACAAGCAATGAATCCTGATGCTACTAAATCACAAATAAAAGAATTGGCTAAAATGTCTAAGAAGAAAATTATTGATTATGCTGATGTTATAGAACTAAGACTTGGGGATTTATTAGATGATAGAGAATCAAAAGAGACTTACTATCTAACAGAACCCGACCCTATGTTTGATGAAGAAGGGCAACCTAAAGATGTTAATGTAGGTGTAGCAGATATACAAAATGAAGATTACCGAATAGAATTAAAAAGAACAACAGAATTATATGCATTTATGTATTATTTAGCGAAAATAAGGGAAATCTCTTTAGACGAATCTTATTTACGGAATGATGTACATACTGTTGAAGTTGAGTCTTTACCTGAAAAATTTGCTATATTAAGAGAAGTCATGGAGGATTTAGAATGAGTTGGCGAGATATAGTAAAAAATGAGACAAAAACGTTTGACGAGAAACGATTTGAAAATGTGAAAGAAGACATGAAGAATCTTTTAAATTATACGAATCAAACTGAATATATGGTAGCAACATCACCTACCCCATCTCAAGGATTAGATGATACTTCTACTAACAGAATTAGTAATGAAATCCGTAAAATAAATAGTGGTTTAAAAAATATAAATGATATCCTAGCGGAAGGATATACAGGAAATGCTAGAAAGCCTAAAAATTACGGTGAAGTTTCAGACCAAGAAGCATACGAACAAGATAGAGCAGATGTTTCAGGTAGCAGACAACAATAGGTGATTTAGAATGAGTTGGGAAGATGTATTAAAATATAAAGAACCCAAGTATGTAAAAAGGTTGGGAAGAAATAAAAGAGAACCACCAAAGTCTCCATCTGTTTATACGAAAAGAGAAAGACTAAGAGATAGACAGACTTTAGAAAAGATAGTAGAGGAATTAGATAAAGCAGTTGAAATGCACACATCCCAAGCAAAAAGAATTAGAGAAATTATAGGTGATTTAGAATGAGTTGGGAAGATACACTAAAAATAGATATGGAAGAGTATGCTAGAAGTAATTTTCCCTTTTTACCTAACAAGAAAAACAAAAAACCTATGGATAGAGTTTCCACTACTGCTTCTAAACTACCCCAAGATGAAGAAGCGGCAGAAAGAACAAAGAAAAAAGAAGCAGAGTTATTAGAACAAATAATGGCTAGAAATAAAAAAGCAAAAGAAGCATTAAGACGTGATGAAAAATGAGTTGGCAATATACACTTCAAAAGACCGATAGTGGTTTATTGGAAAAATTAGAACCTAAAGAAAAAAAGAAATTGAAGAAATTACTTCAATCTACTCAGCCTTCTGAATATTTTGGTCAAGATTTAACTAAACTATCTACTCTTATAGATGAGATGAAGAAAGTTGAATTAATTAAAAGTGATAAAAAACTAACTAAGAAATTAAATGGGTTCGATGAAAAGAACTTAAGTATTGTAGCGTCAGCAGCAGAACTAAGGAAGGACTATGAGACTCTGTATAATCAATTACGAAGTATGGTCTATCCAAGTAAAAAGGGTGATTTGAAATGAGTTGGGAAACGACATTGAAAAAAGAACGTAAGATAGCAAGAGATATAAGAACATTTAGAGGGATTTTAGAAAAGGAAGTAGATAACTTCCTAAATAGGAATGTATTTGATGAAAGCGATTATACCGAAGAAAAATTAAAACAATTACAAGGAGATATTGATAGTGGAGAGGTAATGGCAGGTCTTGGCCGTTTACTTAAAATAGAGTTGAGCCTTGATGGAGACGGGTTTTATATTGATGTTGCAGAAAAAGATGGTACAGAAATAGCATCCTTTCAATTTGGTTTAGATGGTAAATTAAAGAGGAGGGGTTAAATGAGTGAAAAAAATGAAATGCTTATGCTAATGAAAGAGTTAGTTGATAAAGTGAAAGCACTAGAAGATACAGTATATAGACAAGATAATTTATTAATGAAATCAGGATTTGTGGTTTCATCATCCCCTAAACCTGCTATGGTAAATGGTTCTGCTCCAACAAGTGACGTTATTTCTAAAATGGATTGGGATGATATTCACAAAATTGTAGAGAGAATAGAGGGGTGAAAAAATGCCGGAAAGAGTAACAAAAGAAGAAAAAATGATTGAACTAGCAATATTGAAAGCAAAAGAAGTTTTGGCAGAATTTAGTGATGGAACTACTGTTGCTAATGACCAAGATGTTATGGGTGAAGAAGTTAAGTTGAAAAGCCCCCCTAAAAATCCTAAAGAAGAAAAAATAGCAAATCCAACAGGTGATGAAGGATATGGTTATGTTGGTAAATCAGTAATGAAAGATTATTTATCTGATGAAAGAGACAGGGATAAACAAAGGAGAATTAGAGAATTACAAAGAGATTTAGACGATGTTAATACTAAACTAGAAGAATTAGAAATAACAGGTTCAGATAAAAATTCTATGGGATTTGATGCAACACAAGGTAGAAGGCAGAAAAAACTATTAGAAGACGAACAAAGATTGACTCAACAGATTGGTGATTTACACGATTCTTTGGGTAAAGCAATTATGCTAAAGAGATTATTAAAAGCAGCACAAGGATTAGATTTGGTTAAGAATTTAGAAATGGATAATATAACAAAATCTAAGATGGATGATATTAGAATCCAATTCGGAGAGGCACTAGAAAGATGGAAAAACAGTCCTATGAAAGAAGAAGATAAAAAACAATATCTAAAAGAACATACCCAATTAATGAACCTTGTAGAAAGATTAGGTCTAAAGGGAGAAACTGAAATGGATGCTGAACATGGTGGTCGTGCTAAAATGGAAAGAAAATATGGATTTAGTCTGCACGAATAGAGTGGTTAAATGTCAATTTCAGGTGTAGTATTTGAAAAGAAAAAAGACGTGTTAACAAAGCGTGTTTTAGATTTTTTTGAACGCACACGTTATTCTTATTTATCTGCTTTAGAAGACCCTAAAGAATATGGTAAGAGATGGAAAAAAACTGTAAAATCTATACGAACTCAATTTGATTCTTTAGATACTTTTACAGGACTATTAAAAAAATATTTAGATGAAGATATTGTATTTGATGAGAGTGCAGAAGACCCTACATCTATACAAGCAAGAAAATTATATGATGCTGTTAAAAGTTTAAGATTTGAATCTAAAGAAATAAGTGACCCATTTTCTGAACAGTTAGGAGATAATGTAATAGAGACATTCCTATCTAATGATAGTGTTTTTGTTGCATTTATTCATTATGCATTAAGGTCTCATAATATCCCATTGCCTTCATCTGCTTGGGAAAAACATAATCTATCTCCCGATGAAATTACTCAGGGTGCTATGGGATTAGATTTAGAGAGTAAAGATATTCCTTTATACATTACAGAACATTATGGTGATGGTAAAGATACCAAGAGAATTAAAACAAGATTTAAGAGTATGTTATCTTTATTAAAAAAGGTGTTTTTAGAAGAATATACATCAGTACAATGGAATAAATTAGTTGATATTAATATCAAAAAATCAGAAGAAAAATCAGAAGAAGAAAAATCAGATATTAATTTTATAGTACCTAACAAACCAATGTATCGAATATTTGAATTAAATGATATGGAACAACTAAAAGGGTTTAGTGGAGAATATGTTGTTCAAGAAAAATATGATGGTATGCGAGTTCAATTACATAAAATAGATGGCAAAGTAAAAATATTTTCCTATAATCAAAAAGAAATTACTGATAAATGTCCTGACCAAGTTGAGCAGTTGAGTAAAAAACACTTTGGTGATTGTATATTAGATGGAGAATTAATGTTATTCAGAGGTGAAGAACCTTTGCACAGGGCATCTGTAATTAATTATATATTTAAGAAAGAAATAGATGGGTTAAAATTGAGACTTCATGTATTTGATATAATGAGGCATGAAGAAAGAGATTTAATGGATGAACCATTGAGAGAAAGAATTAATATTTTAATGTATCAATATTCTCAACATTCTTCCGAAGATTTAGCATTCCCATCTAAGAAAGATACTAGAATAGCAGATTCTATTAAAGAGGTAGGCGAGTATTCTGAAACTATTATGCAATTACCTGCGTCTGAGGGTGTTGTGATAAAAGACATCGAATCAACATATCAATTAGGTAGCAGAAAAAACCCTAAATGGGTTAAGTGGAAAAAGTTTGTTGATTTAGATGTTATAATATTAGATTCTAAAAAGACTAAAAGTGATTTGTATTCTTATACTATTGGTATTGGGCCTTTATCAGCAGAGGATGCAAGAAAATATAATACCAAAGAATTAGAAGATAAAAAATATTTGCCTATTGGTAAAGCATTGAATACTAAACAGTCTGTTGAAGTTGGTGAAATTGTGAGAGTAAAGGTTGACGAAGTAAAGAAAACCAAAGAAGGGTTTAGTGTATATTCTGCTAAAGTCATAGAGATACCGGAAGTAACTCAATCTGATAAATTATCAACATTAGAACTATTATCAGATAAAACAAAAAAATCTATTTGGGAAGATTTAGATAAACCATTTCAGTATAAATTAAAAGGCGTAAAGAAAATGTATATTACTGATGAAATACATGGGGAAGCAGAAATAATATTGAAAACTAACTTAGATGGTTTTACTATTATGGGCTTTAGTGGGGATAATTTAATGGAGAAAAAAGCACTATATGATATAGATGTTTGGAAAGAAGATTTAAAGTCAGCCATAAAAAGTATGCGTTCAGAATTAAGAGTAGATATAAAAAATAAATTAATAGACCTAGATGACCCAGTTAGTTTTGAAAAAATATTAGAATATATTAAAGAACACCATATGGAAAAATTTGAAAGTGCAGTATTTAATAGTGATATTAAAAAATTAAAGAAATGGTTAATAATTCAAGAAGATATAATTTATAATAAAACAGAAGATACATTTACTGCTAATGATGAAATGATTGAAAAACAACCTAAGAAGAATCCTAAAGAAGGTAGTTTTACTATACAAAGAAGGGAGGATAATAATTTAGATTTTATTATTGAAGCAGGAGAAAAAACTATGGCATGGTTATTTGATATAGAAACAACTTCTGATGTTTATAACCTATTTGGTAAATCAGGTAAGTTTCCTGCTAAAATAATTACTTCGGGTGTTAAAGAAGGTAAAACAATAGATAGTGGTAAATTAATATTAGGAGTTCAAAAGGATGGTTACCATGAATATAAACTAGAAGGCGATAAGTTTGATACTAGATTACACGTTAGAGTTGTACCTTTAGATGGTAAAAAGACTTGGGTTACTTGGACTGGTAAAAAACAACGTATGTTAGATTCAAAAGAAGATGCGGGAGTATGGGATATTACACTTGACAGGTATAATAAATTAGACTTACCTGAATCTGAAACCGCTTAGTTAATATAGTCGTTGAAAAAAACTATCATCAATGCTGTCTGCTCCAATGCGTCTTGTTAACCATGATGTTAGAGATTTTAGTATCTTAAAGTCTGATGACTTGATTATTGGTGGATATGCTTCCATTGAAATGGTAGATAAACAAAATGATTTGATTACTATAAAAGCACTAGAAAGTGCAGTTGAAGGATTTATGGGTAATAAGAAGTTTAGAAATGTAATGTCAAATCATTCTAATGTTCAAGTTGGAGAAGTTATTGATAGTTATAGAGATAAAAATGGTACAGTCCATAAAACCCATGTTGATGATGTAGGTTTTTATGTTGTTATTAAATTAAGAGATGATATTGAAAAAGCAAAAGAAATATCTAGAAATATTAGAAAGGGAACATTACGTTCTTTTAGCATAGGAGGTCAGGCTATTTCTAAAAGAAGCCGTAAATCAGATGATTTAGGTGATTATAATGAAATAGATGGTCTTGAATTACACGAAGTCACAATTTGCGAAAAGGGAATTAACCCCGAAGCAAAATTTGATATATTAAAGGAAGAAAAAGGTGAAAAAAATATGACTGAAAAGTTGGAAAAAGCCCTTGAAGAGTTAAATGACTTGATGAAACAAGTTAATTCTCTTAACAAGGAAGAAGAAACGATGGATGCATCGATGGAAGAGAGCATGGAGTACGCTGACATGACCCCTGAAACTGATGAAATGGAAAACTTAGAGATGGATGATGAAGCAAAAGCATTAGACGACCAAGACCAAACTGATATAGAAGCAGGTGAAGAAGTAGTAGTTAATGGAAACCCAACTGCAACTCCTGCACCTCTAAAAGTATCTAAAGAATGGGATGCTAGTGAGTTTAAATCATTAGATTTATCTGCACAAAATGTTGAGAAGGCATATGAACAGTTTAAGGCTGAACAATTAGAAAAGATTGCATATGAAAACCTATCAAAACAATTTGAATCAAGGTTCATTGCAGAACAAAATGTAAGAAAGTCTGCTGCTGAAAAGGCAGAATATGATGCTCGTACAGAAGTAGCGGCTCTAAAAGAAGAGTTCGCTGAACTACGCAAATCTTTATCTGCAAAAGATAATGAAATAGCAAAAGCAAAAGAAGTTTCGTTTGGATTACCTGAAGGTTTCCCTACATCATCAGAAGAATTATCTTCTATGAGTTGGGGAGATATTCACAATCTTGCGAGGAAGTTTTAGGAGTGATATAAAATGAGTGGATATACAAACACAATAAAAGATTTAGAAGCCGCAACCTATGGATTAACTGGCCCTGCTGGAAATGCTCTATTGAAGAGTTCCGGTGTTGTTGGTGGATTCGGAACGCCCCATGACGCTGCATCAAACCCGTTTAGTGCAGCAAGTGGATTGGGAGATTTATACAATGTTCTTTACGGACAAAAAGTATGGTCAATGTTGAATCAAGAGGTTAACCCTCTTTCAATTCTAGCAAAAAGACCTTACACATCATCAGGATGGAGAGTTCTAAAGAGCCGACCTACTGGTGGTAGTGGTTCTGCATTTGGAACAGGAACAACTGCTGTTGCTGCAAATACTGCTGATTTATCTACACCTAGAGTAGACCAAATTGGTGGTGTTGAAGAAAATGCTGCATTAGATGGTGCAAATGGATTTAGACCACTTTCACCTGAATACGCTAAACTCTATGTAAGTCCAAAGACTGTTGCTCATTTGTTTGAGTTCTCAGAACTTGGTATGGAATTGGCTGCTATTGATGATGGTGTCGGAGATATTCGTGCAATCGTTAGAGAGGACATGGGTAAGCATCATGCAGAAACACAAAGCAAAATGCTTGTTATGCCATATGAGTCATATGATGACGGTACAGCAACAAACATTGAAAGAAACTACACTTCTTTGATGAAGATTGTTTCTTCTGCGGGTGAAATCGCTGCTATGTATAACGCTAACCTATTGACTACTGGTGCAAACAATGGAGATAACTCCGCAGTTGTTGCAGATGTAGTTAATCTGTTTGGTACAACAAGAAGTGTTACTATTAGTAGTAACGCAGCAACAGGTGTTGCTTCTTTCTTGGATGCAGAGGTTGACTTTGGAGATGGATATGCAGCAGGTGATGCTAGAGTTCTAACTCTAACTATGATTAATAGTATGATTAGAAGAATCCGTCAAAACGGTGGAAACCCAAAATGTATTCTAACAGGATACGATACTATTCAGCACATTGCTGACTTACTACAAAGCCAAGAGAGATTTATGGATAGGAAAGAGATTGTTCCTACACATAATGGTGTAAAAGGTGCAAAGGGTCAAGAAGTTGGATTTAGAGTAGCAACATACTTTGACATCCCTCTAATCCCTGCAAAAGATATGCCTTCAACTGGTAGTAACTCAACAAAT